GTAACGTCAGCCGCGAGTAATGTAACAGCACCTACGCGCCCAAATACAGAACTAACATCAGACGTACCACCTTGAATAGCATCCCAAGTGGTACCATTATATATAATAATGTCACCTACAGTCCAGTTAGCATTACCGTCTATACTTGTAGTACCTGCAACACTGACTTTGTAATACTGTCCTTTTGTACCTGTGCCTGAGACAAGTGTAGGCGTGTTTGTACTAGCATTCCACACACCTTGGTAAACAGTAGCACCAAGCAATGCACTAGGAATTTGTGCAGTTAGTAACTTACCAGTAGCATCCAATGTTGCAACACCGCTAGCAACACCCAACTGACTAGCATCTACTTTCAAATTCAATGCAGTTTGTGTAGCAGTTGATACAGGCTTATTCGCATCGGACGTATTGTTTACGTTACCTAAACCTACGTCTGCCGAGGTCAGTACGATAGCACCTGTACGTCCAGCTACACTTGTAACTGGTGCAGTAGCTGCGGTAATATATGTATTGGTGTCTAATGATGCCACACCGTTGGTAAACTTAATTAAACCTGTTGTTGATGTGGATAACGCTGCAACACTTGTTAAGTTAGCGTTACCCGCTTGCTTACTATTAAATGTAGCCCAATCTGTTGATGACAACTGGCCAGCTTGTGTAGCACTCGCATTTTGTAATGACAAACTTAAGGTTGGTGTTGTAGTTGCTGTGCTCACAGTACCCGTAAAGCCATTAGCATTTGTGAATGCGAATGAAGTTACAGTACCAAGATTACTCGTATAGCCATTTGGGTTTGTAGCGTTGTATGGAGTAAATCCAAGTGCAGTTGTAACGTCAGCCGATGCAATAGCACTACCGGCTGTTACACGACCCTTTGTGTCTACAGTTACCTTAGAATATGAGCCGGCAGACACACCAGAGTTAGCCAATGTTAAAGTAATAGCCGTTGAGCCTGACCCTGTAACATCACCAGAAACAGTAATTGTTTCATTGCCTGTAATATCGACAATAGAATCAACACCATTGTTTTTTCTAAGATACAGTTTGCCATCGTATGTATTAATGCCTAGTTCACCTAGACTTAAATCTGACACTAACGGTGCTTTATTTTGTACAGATGATCTTTTTAATAAGATAGTATTCGACATTAAAATATTCCTATAAATATGTAACTAGATTAGATTGTAGGGTAAACCTAATATAAGGCTATCTAATACAGAAATTACTGTGCAAAATAACTTAAAATGCTCCGCCATCCATAGATACTGTTAATTGTCCTTCATTATCCACGGATAACCCTGTACCTACTTTAACACCACCTAGTTCGCTTTGTGTTGCAGATGGCAATGTATATTTATTTTGTAAATCTTCATAATCACCTGATGTAGCCACAGTCGCTAGTCCTGTAATAGCACTAGCTGGAATCGCAGTAACAAATTCTACTTTATTTGCCTGAGCATCCCATTGCAAATAACCATTAGCAACTGCTTGTACGCCGACATCAGATAAGGAGAGGATCGTGTTCGGTGAAGCCTCAACTGGGTGTATTAGTTTCCAACCAGTGATCGTATCGTAGTAACAATAGATGCCAGATGCAATATCCGCATTCCCGTATATGATACACAACTCACCATTTTCAGCGTCTGGAAAATTCGCTAGACGCTGTAGAGTAAAATTTATAGCGGCTCCATTACTTTTCATAGAATGACCTTATTTTGTGACAGGCAATGTCCTGCGTCTTCTAGGAGGTATATCGCGATCTAATCTACCGAGCCAATTCGCGTTTGTAACGTGAACATCAGTGACTCCGAACTGACCAGTCTGTGTTGCTCTCGGAGGTGCTTCCGCATCAGGATTAAGTAGTTCCGCATCTACTAATTCACTATCTTCTAGTGAATCTTCTAAACGAGACTTTGGAATATTAACAGACATACTAATAGGTATCATAATAGTTAGCTCAAGTATCGTAGTTTCCAAGTAACAATGCCTATACCGGCAAAGTCTGTTCTATATACGTACCAATCAGAAGGACCTGCACCGAAGTCTAACGATATAGTGGCAGGACCATTCGTACTACCAATATCACCATCCGCCCACGTAGCACCATCCCAACCTCCAAGCAGATTTGAATTTATCTCGGTAAACTGTATTGCGCCATTAGATACAGGACTGAAAAAGTACCCATATTTTGTAGTACCAGTATCCAGAGTAAATGTATCACCAGTAGTGTCACTTGTCATCTGACCTGTAGCGAGTGCTATGAGTTTTGCACTCGTATTGTATTGAGAAGCGTTCAAGTAAGTAGACGCTGCGTAGTAAGGAAATGGTGGAATACTAACTTGAGGTTTCTTGTAAGGTGTAGATAATACTAAGGTCATTTTATTGCTCCTCAGTAGGTGCTTTACATTGACGTTCCCATAGATTATTTAACACTGATATTTGTTCGGGAGTTAGATGGTGAGCATACAGTTTAATAGGCAAACCCACACTTATCAATTTATGATCTTTAATAGAATCTAATTGATCGTTCTGTATAGCACTTATAGTCATCTTATGATGTTTAGCGTGGCCTGGAACTTCTATATACCATTTGTACGATTTAGTGCTTGGTGATATTTCAAACCCAGCTTCGATTATACGTATAGCATCCTCAGGACGAATACATCCACAATAACTACACGCAACAGGAGCTACACCAAGTTCGGATGGCCAAGTATCTTTCCAACGCTCTTGCCAACTGTCAGGACAATCTGCGGCAACGGTTATTCTTTGAGGACAACTAAATTGGTTCATATTATTTCTCATGTTTGTTTATGCTGTCAATAGCTTTTTGTATTTTAGGATTAGGACGAATACCCAATTTATCATAAAATGCTTTCAGAATACCAGGGTCTACATAGTTTTGTATAGCAGTGTTTGCTGTATACTTCTCACCCGACATGTGACCTAGTGCGATACCTACTTTCAGTATCTCACCTTCAACCCACTGGTGTACTTGCTTATCTGTCCACTGTCCACCCTTCTTAAATGGGCAGGCTTTCAATACATCGTTGGCCATTTCAGTGGCACGAATAGTACGGAATTTATGTACAGTGAATCCGTCAGGTAATCCTAATGTACGCAAGTAGTTAGATACCGCCGTACCTGTGACAGTACGATCTTTGTACTCAAATACAGGATCAGTCTTTGCTTTACCTATACAATAGATTTTTAAGTTAGCTGCAAGACGTTTTAAAGCGGGTGTAGTGAGTTTAATAACGTGATGTTGTTTACCTGCACTCTTACCTGTATACACGATATTGATAACACTATCGCTAAACTTTATATGTTGCACTTGCAATGTTGTGGCACCAAATGTACGTTCTCCACCAGTCATCGCTACTTTACTACTTACACGAGCACTAGTCTCATAAATCAATTCCGCTAACGTAGCTAGAATACCTGCCTTGGTATTGGGTTTAGCCATAGCGCTACGCCATTTCTTAGCGGCGGCGGGTATTAAAGGTAGTGCTTCCATAACAACGTCAAACTTGCTTTGCTTGGCAGAACTACGATAGTTTTCAGTATACGCTCGTGTAGGTGCTTGTGCAAACGCTGGGGTAAATGAACACACATAAGAGTTGTCTTTCTTAGGGTCATACTCCGGATTCATTAACACATCACCACTAGGTGCTTGCAACAATCTTTTCCCAGAAGTAGTATAAAACTTACCTTCAGCGTCTATATTACCAATGAAGTTACTAGGTAAGTTATGTGGTACACCTTCTGAATCAAGTGTACGAATAACATCAGATACAGGTAAATAAGGTTTGTCGCTACTTAGTATAAGCGAACGTAGACGCTTCTTGTAACTTTCACGTAAGGTACGAGTTAGTTCTAAATAACGCTCATGCTGCGGCAATTTCTTTCCACGATTCTTTGCATATTCTTGCCAAGATTCTAATACAGTAGTTGGCATAATAAGCCCACTAACTTTACCAAACTTCTGAACAAGTGCCTTTAATTCTTTCTGTACGTCTTCTGTACTTTCGTGATCTTCGGCAAACATGCTATTGAAATCAGGATCATTGAATCGACTGAGTTCTTTTGCGATACGAATTTTAGCCTGTTCGGAATCTTTCAAAGCTACTAACCGCATATCGTTTAGAAAACGAAGATCATCACGAGTTAAATCGAGTTCTTTTTCAAATTTAGGTTTAGCTAATTGCATTTCACGAAACGCTTCTACAGTAGATTCGTGGGTAACATCATTCTCTGGACCTTTGTTTGCAATGATGTTTCGGTAAGCAATATCCAAATCTTTAGTCTTTATACGAAACTGCTTCATAAAAGGTTCCGCAGCTTTACGCCACGCAGTCATTTTACGATAAAAATTCTGGTCGTAGTCAAACTCATAAGATAATGCCAATGCTAACATTAACTTCATGTAAGCATCTGCGGAAGCTCGTTCAATAGATGACAATGATAGAAACATATATTATCCTAATTTTCTCGGAACACCCAATTTATCAAAAATTGCAGTGACTTGGTTATGTACTGTCTGAATATCCTGATTAGCATCCACAACAATAAATCTGTTAGGTTCTTCTCTAGCTAGTTCTCGAAAAATAGCCAGTGTCTTTTCATAAATAACTACATCACGATCCTCTATGTGATTAATTTCCTCACCTTTGACAACACCTCTAGCTGTCTTGCGCTTCAAATAAGTCTCAATAGAAATATCAAACAGCAGGGTATAGTTAGGTCGTAGAATAACATTTTCACGTAACATAAATTCATGCAATGTCTTAGTAAAGGTATTACCATTAGCACCTTGATATGCCAGGGAACTATCATAGTAGCGATCACATACAACCACATTACCCGCATCTAAATTCGGTTTAATAAATGCTTTGCAGTGTTCAACACGCGCAGTATAAAAGAGTAATGCTTCTGTTTCGCTTGATATGACATTACCATTCTGTAAAATAAGCGTGCGTAATTCTTCACCAATTGGTGTACCCCCAGGTTCTCGTGTAGTAACAATGCTGTACGTTTCTTTTAACATATTAATCGCACTTGACTTACCAGAGCAGTCTATACCTTCTACAGAGACCAGCAAACTTGTCATATAATCACCAATTTTAAATTCATATTATAGTTAAAAGGAGGCAAATCCATATGCCTAAAGCAGAGGACTCAACTCCAAACTTGATACAATTTAGTCACGTCTACCGTAACCACCTGTGCTGTTTGTAACTGTGATACCGAGCTTGTCGAACTAGCTTGACCGCCAGCAGATAATGTTCCGAAATACAGTAATGCTGGAAATTGCATTTGTTGTATGTTATAAGGAAGTGTAGTTGATAAAGGTAGTCCGGAACTAACAGAAGTTAGCGCAGGAAAACGTAATGTTGCATGCACTACAGGTGTAGATTGTGTAGCTAAATGGAAATTACTCTGTGCTATTGCTGTCATATTAGCTCCAGTATTGTACAGGTGTTACTTGCGTTGGTAATGCGACAACAGACTGATTAGTTACCTGACTGCTACTAACAGCACCTAAGCCTGCTGATAGCTGAGAAGCTCCAAAATAAATAGAAGAAACATACGTAATAGAGCGTACTGTATGTGTTGAATTTGGATTCGCAGCAATTACAGGAACCACTCCTAGATTAGCCATGATAGTTATCCTTTAGGAAAGAACATGCGACCGTATGAGGCGGGAGCTAGTCCTAAATCTATTTGCACGAACGTGGTTGGACCAACAATAACTTCGTCAAAACATGCACCTAAATTACCTGGCCCTAAATACACATTAGATAGATCAGAAATAGCGCCACCCATAAATCCTAAGTTTGCGCGGTTACTACATCCAAATGGCATCAATAAAGGTGACCAGTTAGTTGCTGTACCTAGGAAATCATAACCCAAATTAGTATTAGGTATTCCAGAGTCGTCAACATAGGGTGTTTCCCACAGGGCAGTAGCGTTACCAGTAATTCTGTCCGCAGAATTACGTATACTATAAAATCTAGGTAACACAAATGGACTCAGTGCACCGTTGAATAAACTAGCATTCGTTAATTGGCTATTAAATTGTGCGGCTGGAATATAACTGCTAGTCTCTGTGTAGAAGCCGTCGTTTTTAACGAATTCAAATACACCTGCAGATAACGCTAGATTGGTAGAAGCTGCTACAGCAGTTGCTAGAAATATAAAACGATTAGATACAAACAAATAAACGTCTAATCCACCACTAGTTGGGGTATTGGCAGTATTTAACCAACTGTTTGCCGTTGGTGTGGTAGGATTATTTAACGTATTAGCACTAACCCAACTCTCACCTAACGTGATTTGTAGTAAGTTGTTCGCGTAAGAAGTAACTATATATTTTTTCTTACTACTACTTGCACAGGGTGAACTCAATACCGCTAATCTATTTGCAGTGGTATTGTTTAGATATTCTTGCGTCCAACCGTGTCCACCTATCGCGTAAGACAGAGCACTGTTAGCCATATCTAGTTTTGGTTGAGTTGCTGCACATGCTGCTACCATTGTAGATAATGTGTAAGAAGTGTTTGTACTGAGTAGTGTCAATATTGCATCGTTTACTTGTCCAGTTGACCAACCTGACGTGAATCTTAATTTCGCGTACATATATCATCTCCAAATAAGTAATTAACCGCGAGGTACGGCAATATCAACACCGTTAAATGCTTTGAATATGTGGAATAAATTCGTAGTATCTGTACCTACTTGAATAACAGTGTTTGCAGCAAATATGGCAGGACATAAGTACACGTTAGATAAATCTGTTACTGCACCACCACGTTGTAATTGTGCTTGGTTACGAACACCAAATGGCATTAATGTTCTTACAACAGTGTTCTCATCTTGAGATATTGTACAAGTGCCATTATTTGTAATTGACTGAATAGTACCGCTACCATAACGTGTGTACGCGGCTTTTGTAGAAGACACACTGGAGTAGTTATCAGTAACGGTTGCTTGCGTAATATCTCTCCAACCGGTAGCATAACCATCAAGTGCAATAGTTGTAGGACCATTTACGTTATTTGATTGCCAGTTTTGACCGGGACGTAACACAATAGCTGGCAAGTGATTAATACCATCTACCATCCAAGCATCCGTAGCCACATGTTCGAGAACGCCTGCAACATAACCGCTAGTTTGATTGCCAGTACCAGAAGACGTACCGTGATTATAACCAGGGCGATTACACGCAACAAGTAAATGACGGTTAGAGCATGATATCCAAACTTCTAATGGATATGCTGTGTTGTGTCTGGAAGTAGATGAAGTATCGTCAGCACCTGCTTGAATAATCTCAGTGCCGGGATCAGAAGTATACGTTGAATTCGTCATACCACTAACACTACTCATAGACACGTATGAGTTTGTACCACCAAGAGCAACATATTTATTCTTCGTACTATTAGCACACGGTGCATACATAATAGATGTCGTACTCACATTAGCAGTCAAACTAGTGGAGTTTGTCCAACCAGATGGTGTTTTATTATTAATGATATACGACAATGCTGTAACTACTGTAGCTGTATTTGCAGGTGACGCGGTTAAGTTTGCATTCAATGTAGTTAAACTAGTAACACCGCAAGCTACGTTAAATATGGCTTGTTTAACAGAGTTGGTACCCCAGCCTGCTGCAAAATAAAGTTTAGCAAACATACGTAAAATCTCCTAAATATAGGGAACTGCAATTTTGTTTAGAATTCGATATGGAACACCACTAACTGTAACAATATCATTGGGGGTGTATGTTATATCATTAGGACCAGTACCTGCATATAAACGTATACCGCTCTTAGATGTTATATCACCATGGAACTGGGTATTGTATGCGACACCTAAAGGCAACAATGATGTAGAGTATGTCAAGTCTGCGTTGCAACTAGCATTACCAGTATCAGCCAGTGGATTCGTTGTGGCAACTTTATTACCAACTCGCCAATCGAGTGCAGGGCGTGTAGCTGTAGCTCCAGTAGATAAGTTGGTGATTATTTTAGGAATCGACCATTTACCTGTAGTATTTGCAGGTGTAGCGCTATCGTAAATACTACCACCATAGATGTTACAACAGGAAACTATAGGTGAGTATGTATTAGAGGCATCATCTAAATAATCTGAGACACCGTAATCTACCTCAGAGAGTATCGTAATTGCCTGAACAGCACCTGTTGCTTGTGACATTGTAGCCAACATAAAGTGGTGTTTAGAAAAACTTAAATGCACTAGGAGTGGAGCATTCGCACTATTAGATACACCATTTAGATTACTTTGCGTGAGTATAGTCTGGGCACTAGAACTGGTACCTGCAAAAGTGTCTGTACTACCAAATGCAGATGTTTTACTGAACAATACAGTCACAACACCTAGTCCTGTAAAACGTATATATTTATTCTGAGAATTTACTGTACTGTTTGGTACCATGAGTGTACTTGAATCGACAAAAGTCCAAGCATCCGACGCAGCATTGCCCACTAATTTAGATCCTGTAACACTAAGTTGGCCCGCACTCGCAGTACCTGCAGCAGCTAATGTATTACCCTGCATGATAGACATAATTGCAGCGTAGACTTGTGTAGGCGCACCCCAAGTATTAAATTTTAAGACAGCGTACATAGTTACTCCTTAGCTACTAGTAAGGTATTACCAGCGGTTGTTGTCCAACTCACATACGTTTTACCATTAATAGTATTCTCAATAAGAGACCCTGCGAATGCAGTAGATGTAGCATAAATATCTGCCAGTTTGGACGTTTCAGATTCACTGGATGTTGACGCAAAACCTACTTCGTAAATTTGTGCAGACGTACTAGCACCACTACGCCACTGTTTACCACTATCTGGTAAGGTTATTGTTTGAGATTGTGCACCTCTAAACACAAAATAGGCTTGAGCAACATAACTACCTACAACAGGCGCAATGCCATTTGTGTAGCTTAATGTGGTAGGCTCCATAATAAGAGCAGAACCACTACTCTGCGTCCAATCTTTAGCAAGTACAACTGGCATTAAAGGTCCAGCATCACTATATAGCGTGTCTGAAGTTATTTGATCTACAACGCCCGCAATTAGACCATTAGTACCTGCAGATGTTAATGAGGCTCCAGTAAGACGCTCTAACATGAAAAGCATGTGTGAAGGTGTAATGCTAACGTGTAGCATTACATAACCAGTTTTCGCAACTACACTGCTATCACAAATATTTGTAGTGGTGGCTACTGTCGTACCGTTTACTGTAATAGTATTGGTATTTGCACTTGCATCACCTAACACTAATTGCAATATATTAGTTGCAGTAGATATAGCAACAAACTTGCTCTTGTTTGTACGTGCTGTTATAGGTGAGCTAGCTACTAAGTAACTGCCAGCGCTTTGCCTAACGAGTGTCCATCCGTGCGGTACTGTATTTGTGATTGAAGCACTTGCTGTAATGCCTGCAGGTAGTGCTGTAGGATTTGTTGTGCCTGATAATAATGAGGCAATAACAGACAAGACTTGAGCTTCTGTCCAGTTAGATGTGAACGGAATTTTAGCATACATAAAATATACCTAGTTTTCTTCGTTGTTTAAAAGAAATCGTGTTCTACGCTTTATAGTCCTTTTTGATTCACCGCCTCTCCATGCTACCTTGAGAAGTAGTCTCAATTTGTTTTCTTTGCACATCTTGTGTTTCTTTGCATTGATAACAACTTTAATAAATCCGTTGCTGGTGAGTATCATAACACCAGCACCAGTTTCTTTGCAATCTACACGTAATCGTTCTTCTAACTTGGCATATACGGCTTCGGTAACACAGAAGTAAAATGAATTAACGTGTTCCAAATACTCTCGCCACTTCGAGTCAGTGTTGTAATCTGCAACGCACGATTTGGTCTCGATACCAACATAATGACCTTTCGTATTTAACGCAAAAACGTCGAGTCGGCGCTTACCCCACGGTAATACACCAAGCTCAACGTAACAAGAGTAGGTTTTATGTGCATAGTGCTCAACAGCGGCACGTTTCAAAATATCGGCAGTAGTACGCCGTTCACCCGGTGGTTTCTTTTTTATAATCATAATATTCACATAAAGAATAGGTTCATCTTACCAGTACCGCGAAGAGGATTCAATTTATCTATTTCAGCATTCAATTGTGTCTTCTTCATGTATGCCCAATTCTTAGGCATCTTCAATCTAGTGCCATCAGACTTCATTAACAGCAGCACGAATTTGAAACCCATCTTATGTGCGGCAATTGCCTTAGCGCAGGTCATTGAGAATCCACGCTTAGTATTACTCAACAAACCTAAAGTATGTTCAGATTTCACTTCTACAATCAATCGCCTATGTGCGATGTACATATCAGGATAATAATCTCTAAAACGATTACCATACTTATAGCGGACAATAGGAACCGTCTCACACTCACAACGAATTTCCTCAGCTTTAAAACCACTGTTCATAAGATAGGTCAATGCTTGAGGTTCGTAACCTTGCAGTTCTAACCGTCTTGTACCTAACATAACAACACGCTTTTTATACTTATCTTTCTTCATACAGACACCATTAAAATTACTGAGACTTTTTGGCAGCTTTCAACAGAAATTTAAGATCTGGTTCAATCATTTCTTTGGCTTTCTTGAAAGATATTAGTATTCGCTCTCTTAAATGCTTCTCGGGATAACTGTGTAGCAGTTCTTCCACATCCATACTATAGTAGTGCACTATCTGCAATTGTTTATCTTTGAAGTAGCGGAACTCACCAAGCTTCTTGCCGACAGTGCCTGCTATTCCAGCTTCTTCAAAAGCCTCTTTAGCTGCACTAGATCGCTTATCTAAATCAGGTTCTACACCACCTTTAGGAAATACCCATTTCTTGCCATTACTGCTACGCACTAATATTACTTGACCTTCATACACAGGCACTACACCACTTTGTATTCTAGGTTCTACTGAGATTAGCATAGTATTAAATCCTATCTTTTAAAATATCTGCGATGTTTTGTTCTGCTCTAGGTTGTAGACGTTTCTTTCCATAGTCTGTATGGTATAACTGCTTACCTACAAGTGAACGAAGAAATTCATATCTAGGTGCCATACTGTCTAAGCAGTACTCATCTTTTATGTTAGCATTGGCTTTATGCAGTAAATCAGATGAGGAGAAACAATACATATCAATATCTAATACAGCCTTACATAGTGCTGTACTTGGAATATGGAACTGCGTGTTACGAATTATAGTTTCAGCAGTAGCCGCATCTTCATCCAATTCATAATACAATCTATAACGATATTGCAATGTCTTCAACACTCGGTACATAAGGGCTACAGATTGTTTTTCGTTATCATCACTACCTATGTTGTATACAATATCGTGAAATAACCATGCTAATTGTTGAGCACGATTCCATTTGAATTCATCTGATGGTATAGATTTAGCTATTTTAACACCATCAATAATATGATTCCAATTATGGTATACTCTGTGGGTTTGTTGATAGTAAGACCTAACTGAAGTCAAAAGCATAACGTATTTGTTGTCATCAAAAATTTCCATGGCTACCCCAATCAGTAAATAGTGTTAACCTAGACAAGAGCGAAGCTAGAGCCCTTGAATCTTTTGTGTCTATCAGAACGTCATACATACCACTGTCTTTTAAAAACAATGTGGTACCTATAAAAGATATTGAGCTCCGATATTGCGTTTTCAGTTTAACAACATGTTCTTGTACAGCAGAAGCCCTATATCTAGGACTCGCCTCTTTAAACATATTGTTGTCTTTAGCTAAATAGTTATCTAGTTCAACAATATATGGCAACAATGAAAGTAAAAATGAAATACGATCTGCATTGAATACACGATTGCGCATTGTAACGAATTGGTATCTTGGAATTATTGCGAATGGTGTTTTAGGACCCATATCAAAAATAGCCCAAGAACTATTTATCGACAACACACCATTTCTACGAAACACAGGATTAAGACCTTGATTCATCACCTCTAGTAGTTTAACTTCTCGACTGTCTAGCGTCACAATATCGAAGTCCAACACTTCATCGGAAGTAAGGTTTAAGTATCTTTCAAATTCTAGGCATGTGTCAACTGTGTTCTGATTAGATACAACATAATAAATACCATCAGTCGATACAATATCCTTAAATCGAACTACTCTAACCCATGGAGCGTACATGCTAGGATTATAGTTCATTATCGAATCCGTTTTAGAATCTCAGCCATTAAAGTTGTTTGAGATAATGTGATAATATCGAAATACTGTGCAGCTAATCGTGCATATCGTTCGGGTTCAACGCGTCCTGCGAAATCACTGTTATAGATACGTGCGATTTTATTTATAGCGCTATCATTACTCATTTTGTTTTTCAAGATAGATCGTGTAGCGTCAAGCCAATCACCACCTGCCAATATAGCTTTATCTGGAATATCATACCAGCTTTTCAACACATAGTCGAAATCACTGTCATTGAAACCTTTTGATTTAATTGCGCTACGTGCAAATTCCATATCATAGGTATTAGTTTCTTTAACACCAAGATTCATAAAGATATTTGAAACATACGCAGCCTTACCTAAATATAAATACTTGGCACATGCTTTAGTCATATTCTCCACACTTGGTTTAACATCTACAGGCGCATCACGTTCAATACGCTTATACACTGTAGGTTTAAATCCACTAAGCATTTTATCTGTGATGAAGTTCAACTTTGTTTTGATATGTACGGAATCAGCGTGTGCAACTTTAGGCATTAACTTGTCTGCAGGTCTACCTCGAACAATTGGATCTGCCTTAATAGCGAGAGAGTTCTGCGTAGTGCCATATTCATAAGCACTTGGCATGTACCCTGCAAGATTCAATGATTCCAAGATATTGATAGGATCAAACGGTGTATAGCTCCAGAAACCCAACTTACCTCTACTTAATTGATACGTGGCAAGATAAATAGTTTCTTGTGATTCAACAATATGATAATCTTCCTGTTTAACCGTTAGCAATATCTTATAACCAAGAGCATTAATACGGTGCATTTCTTTTACGAACATTGGCCCATGTCCAGCGTTACGATAAGAGTCATCGCCAGCCAAGTATCGAACATTGTTTAGTACATGGATCATTTCATGTATAACAACGTGACAAAAGAATGGTACATCAGTCATTGAAGAAGGATGATACCACATAACGTGGTTAAATTTGCCTGTCTTTAGATTGGTCCTACCTCCAGCCATACCTTCAACACCTTCGCGTGTAATACGACGGAACTTAATGTCAGTAGGTAATTCGTTGTTAAATAGTTTAGCGTTGTAAAAATTGTACACGCGGCGAATATCCGCTTCCTTACAAGGCAAGGAGAGTCTAGGATACATATCGTGGTCATACTTCAACAAAACACTATTTGTAAGTAAATGCTTTAATTCGGATTTTGATAGTTTGAAAGGTATATCCAGTTCATCTTCATGTACTACTGTAAAATTCTTAGCCACACCAAATATTTCATTGCGCTTTAGTGTGAGTTCAAATTCTGGGTGATGATCGTTATATTTAACACGTTTATCACCCGTATACTTATACCAAGTGTATGCAGAAGATGAAATGGATATTAACATGATGGTGGTACCAAATAAAATAGAATTAATCTAAATTATTGTACCTTTAGGGACAGGTTTAGAGGAGCTATTACATTTCTAATATTAAGTAATTCGGCAAGCAACTTATCTACAGATACGTTTAACTTACGAGCTAGAGTTTCGTTGCCTATTATATCAGACTCATCCATCAACCAAACAGCAGCATGTGTCCATAATTCTTCGTGCCAAGAATACAGTTCGGTATTACCACGAATAATCTTCAAGTAAGAAGTACCGTTTACTTTACTTAATTCTGTACGCAAATCGTACATGCGAAACCAATTGTTGAATTCTTTAAATCCTGAATTTGATTCACCAGTAAGTAACTTATGAGCAAGAATAGCCGCATTTAGAATGTAAGCATAATCAGTATATGGTAATATCTGCTCTAAAATGGTAGATCTAAAATAAAGTGGAGTGAAGATATTGTACACACTATGCGATATACCTTCTAGTACATGATTCATGCTAGTTGACTCTTTCACAGAGAAATCATTGCATCGAAATACATTGGTTCTAAGTTCATGGAGAACAGGCGTTATCATACGCTCGGAAGTGGCTCTAGCGGCTACATTCTTGTAATATTGCATAGGTAGCTTAGTTTTACCTGACATAGGTACTAGTATATTAACACCAGGTTTAGCTTGTAATGAATTATATATAAAATTAAAGCGTTGTGGTAGTACAAACATAGTTAATCTCCTTTAAAAGCTCTTTGGAGGTGACTCTAGCTAAATGATTATCGGAAACGAATTGCCTGCCTTCGAATACAGGATGTGCCACCGTGCCAATTCGCCTGTGCTCCGCAGCACTCACATATAACTAAAGCCACCTACAAAGAAATTTTATTAATATTTATTTACACTTATTATAGACAAAAGAAAAGGCACTGAGGATTGCTCCAGAGTGCCTTTTACAATGCTATTAACCTAGATAAACGGCTACAGCAGTACCAGCTTGTGCGACAGCAAACGTGACAACAATACTATTTGCATTGTACTGTATGTCATCAGCTTCAACTGCGTGGTCACTACCATCACGCAAAGTTAAAATAACATTTTTGTTATTCTTACCATGTGTAATAGTCCAAGTAGTTGCAGCAGTTGCGAAGGTAGTCACAGTGTAGTTGATTGCCGTTTGGGACAAACCAACAAGCACACCACCAGACATACCCAACACTTGACCTTCTGTCAATGGCACTGCGGACAATTGGCGAGGACCAACACCGCGGCGAACAATGACGGATTCGGCAGCAACATCAGTATCTAAATACGGACGTTTTGGCAGTTCTGTCTGGACAAAGATTTCAAATGGAGTAGACATATTATGCAAGCTCCTCTATTGTCAACTGGAGGGTACCAGATGTGTTAGAGCCGGCAAACGCAGCATCACTAATGAACAGGTCAGTAGCTCCGGTTGATTGGAATACACCAGCACTGTTTGTCAATGTGAAGCTAGTTTGCGCATTGCCAGTGTCTGCACGATACGTCAAATCACTACCTGTACCCGCATATTGCGCATGTACCTTACTGTTAGTAACAACAGTAGCACCAATTGGCATATGTTGCGCGAAGGCATTGAAAGTAATGGTACGCAATACGAAACCACCAACTGTGTAAGAAGCACCTGCAGTAATAACAGTTGTTTCTACCAATGCTTTGTTGAACAAGCTAAGGCTAGTGAACGCAGTTGTGCCTGCTGTAGCACCGTCGATGATACGTAATGTACGAGACCACGTATTACCAGCTAGTACCCAACTACCTTGCCATGTGCCCACAGGAGCTACCAAAGTAGGAACTTGTGTACTGTGAACAGTTTGGTTACTTGTTAAGTTTACAACATAATCGGCACCGGCAACGTCAGAGCGTAAGCGTACAGGCGAACCAGTAATGTTGATGCTGATTTGTTCTGCAACGCCAGCACACGCAACTGAACTATTAACAACAGTTACAGCACCGTTAGATGACTTGGTAGCCGTGATAGTATAGTTGTTCGTGCCTATTTGGTACACGTTGTTAGTGCAAGTTAAAGTTTTGTTCGTAGCAAGTACAGCTGGACCTGCAACAGTACCTTGTGTAAAGGCATAGCTAACAGAGTCGGCATTTGTAATGCTAGAAGTTGCTGTAACTGTTTGACCAGACTTGACAGCTTCTTGTCCACCTGGATAGGTGAAAGTAGGAGCAGGAACAGTTGGGAAAGTCTGATTAAGAACTTTAGTAGCTGAAGATGTGAACTGATTACCAACAGTACCAATTGAGTTAGTACCTGTAATAGTTACACCGAACGTACCAGTGCGGTTAGCAACGGTCACAGTACCTGTGAAAGTTTTAAAACCAGCACCACCGCTATCTGTAGCGCCTAATGCAATTGAACCACTAGCGGCTACACCAGAATTAACCACTTGAGCAGATACAGCAGTATTATCAATTACACCGGAGATAGTGATAGTATCACCCGATTTCAATTCAGTCTGAGCACCTGGGTTAGCACCTAAGTTCAGAGATTGAACTGCTGGGCCACCAACACTCAATACAACATTAACAGACGCCGTAGCGCCGGTAGATGATACAAGTGTGATAGTGCCAGAAGCTGACATAACTACGTCAACATAACCAACGAAGGTACGTTTGTCTGTAGGATGTTCAGAGATTGAAGTAACAGGTGAACTATTATAAGTAACACCGATACTGTAGAAGGAAGCACCACTTTCCGCTAAGAAAGCCACACGCACATTGGCGGTGTCACTCACACAATCGGTAACAACGATATTAGCAGGAACAGTATTAGCTACGTACTGTTCGCTGCCCACGTTACCAGAAGAAGTTGGAGTAACACCTGTGATAAATATTGGTGCCGCTGCCGCTGCACTCGCACTCTGTATGTCTTGCAGACGAGCTGCATGATTTGGGAGTGTGGGTGTGTACGCCAACGTCAAAGACCCTACGGCCTTACCGTTATGAATATCCACGTTTTGTCACCACTCTTTAAAGGTTGAAAGATGAACTTGCATTAATGCACGTTTAAATTATCGAGTAAAAAGAGTGGTTATTCGCTATGCCTTCATGGATACTTTTACTAAGATTCCGTTGAACGCTACGGCTTCTGAGGGTACAGCTTGTGCGAGATTTTGAATTGCTGTTTCAAGATCCAACTGTCTGTCAAACATTTGATTCTTCTCAATATCGTTCAATTGATTACCATTAATACGACCATTAACTTGCTTTAACTGTGTGCGATATTGTGCGTCCCTAGTAGCACGTTCATTTGCGTAATTAGGGAATATTGTAGGCATATCCAGATGTGTGATACAGGTACGCATATCAGATTGTGATATAGCAACATGCGAAACACCATCTTCTTTTGCGGCTTCTTCTAACAGAATTTTTAATTGTTTTAATACATCAGCATAAACGATTTTCATAGTAAATCACATCATATAGGTTGAGGGTTGAGTTGAAAGGTGTCTTGAGTTAGGTGGAAGAGGTTGCATTTTGTGGTCGTGATACAAAAATTTATCATGACTTGGATTAGTGGACTTAATAAATTCAGTGTTACCTGAATCGTGGCGAAAAGCTCCCCACATAATGTACTGGCTCAAATACTTTTTACTGTCAGTTGTCATCCATTTGTCTCCGAGCGTTGGCATTCTGATCGACTTGTCATAGCAACCTTTTCAATCTTATTCTTTTTAACTTCGAGAGTATCGTTACCTTGCACAACTATTTTACGATTACCTTTGACAAGCACAGTTTGATCGCCTGTGATAGTTGTATGTTGATTCCCCGCATTACCTTTAGATAGTAGTCCAGAAAAGTTTATCTTCTTGGCAGGTTTTGCATTTAAGTTTTTCAGTACAGTATCAGGAGCATTCAACAAATATCCAGGAATATCGTTCTTGTTATTAGTAACTACAAGTTGTTGGTTGCCAACAATGTATTGATTAACGTCACCCAAGATTGTCATATTCCAATCGCCAGGATTATTTAAAAATACTTCGTTAGTTCTTGAATCTATGATAACGTAAAAGCCGTGATCTAAATGAAATACAATTCGATCAGGGTAATTGGTTGCCATACTAGGCAATGCAGTTTGAGCATCTGTAATATATGGCCCCCACATCGGCTTATGCGCATCAGCAAGTGGGAATTTAATACCTACTTTATGTCCAATTCTAGGTACGTAAGCTATACCACTCCACTCGTTGCCAGATACGTGAGTACCCTGCACATGATTAAATGTAGGTACTGCCCAAGGTAAATCGGCATCTGCAATACCATCAAATAATCCTGGAATTCTTGCCTGTATACGACAAAACTTACGTTCATCATTGTTGTTGACGACAAGAGCCTCGTAAACCATATTAGGATCAAGACCTTGTCGCTTCATATACTTTGTTGCGTTTATAGGTCCTAGAGTCATTACATATAGCCCTCGAATAATGTCTTCACAAGACCGCGTACGGATTCTACTATGTTAGCGTCTTCGGACCTTAATAACAGTGTGAATACTTCTTGCGCGTCTGCATAAGTTGGGAAGGCGTCGTATATAAGCGCACCAGCACACAGTTCACGACCATTAGCTAGATGCTCTTTTGCCTTTCTAGCAATTTCATTTGTAATGTGTAATATTTTTGCATCCATTTATACGCACCTACTGTTATGTTTTTGATAATAATCAGCAGAATACCAATGAGTACAAAGATACCAGCTAACCACAATACCAAAACTATGCCTGCAAATATACAGTTGTACTTAAGATCCAAAACATTACACTCCCTCACCACGTACTGCCCAATACAAACATTTGCTCATCATATCAAGATCGGCTGCGAGTAAATGGAAGTAATAGTTCAACATGGTCTCTTCCGATTGCACTTGCTCTTGTGATAGACCTTGATAAACAGAGTGCGCAGTCTCACTAAGCATGTTTTTAACAAATAACTTTCTAGTGGCAAGGTCAATGCGAAGTAAACACTTCTGCAACAAATCATAATCGTAAACTGTTTCTTTTGAGTTTAAAATATGAATACCAAAATACTGGGCTTTTTCTTCCGCATCAAGAGTTGCCCAATTTATACGTTTATCCATGATTACACCTCACTATGTACAACAAAGCCCAGTTCTGCGAAACGTGTGTCAATATCATCAGTAGGGTCAAACAAGAATTTATCCAACAAACCCTGTTCTCTAACATGACCTATGATAACGTAGGAATCACCTTGTTTCTGCAAAGCATCTACAGCCCAATGGATACTCAACATATCACGTTCTTGTACAGACATTGGACGTACACCGATAATGTCGCCTTTATGTTCAAATGTGCCTGTATATTTTGAAAGCATGGCAGCACGTTGGACAATCTCGGCCTCAGTACCGCTACTTTCAATTCGGTAACCTTTAATCAACATACCGAAGTTTAATTGTTTAATGAAATCTTTATACAACATACGAAACCCCTTACTTGTGTGGTGTATAAGTTGAATGTGTTAATGGTGTCTTCTTGTTAGCTGTGATATTAGAAACCGCACGTCTAATAGAATCATTTGCACGATTATTAGCAGCACGTTGGTTGTGCACCATTTTCTTTTTACCTGTACGAGTCTGCGTGGTTATTTCACTACTTTCACCAAAATCGCGTGACGCTAAACCTACGTGTTTACCCATACCTTGATTCAATACTGCGGAACGACCGCCATTAAGCATGTTGTACAATTGACGCGCAGCAAACTCGGTATCTTGTGCTGTAGATGCTAGAGCAGAACCATCATCTGCCGCCTCTTGTGGTCCGTATTTCTTCTTAACATCCGCAATTTCTTTTGCATACGTCATAACACGTTCCATAAGATTAATGTTGTCTTTGGAATCTGCTAATAGGCTATCTAAGTTAAATCCACCTGCGGCAGCTAACGCACGTAGCGGTACTGGAACACCTTTATCTGTAAGTGTGTTCAACATATCCATATACGCACTATCACCTTCTGGTTTCAATTGTTTAGCCCAATGTACTGTAGGAATAAGCAATCTACTACCGTCATTCATTCTATCTAAGTTGGCCTGAACATCCCCAGTCATCAAACCATCTTTACGAATCAATTTACCGCGAGTGTTGATCGTATAGCCATGTGACAACGACACAAGTGGAAATACTTTGTTGTAGAAGAATTTCTGAGTCCACATATCACGGTAAGTGCGGAGCCAATCAATGAACACTGTCATGTTAGCATCGGCAGTTGCTAGGTTCGCCTCACCCGACAGAAGGGATTCAGATAGACCTAGTGATCGCATTTTAAATGTTGCAGTAGAATCCCATATATCAGTTACTTTCCAGAAGTCACCACCTTGGCGTATTTCTTCTGTACTAACACCTAAACGAGTTGCAATGATAGCACCAAGTGGATCCGAGTCAGCGTTCATAAACAATTCAGTTATGAATTCCATATCACTGCGAGTAGGTTCCCAAGCATCACCGTCACCGAGAGTTATATGTAATATACCACGCTGTCTACGTGCGGACTCAACCAATGTACCTCGAAACAAATTCTTTTCAATTAAGTACAATGGCAATATACGTCTGAACCAAGAAACACCCCCACCAGTTGTGAATGTTTTTCTTGGTACATGAATCGTACTCATTGGATCGAGTTCAATGGCTTCTTTCGATAGCAAGTCTATTATCTCAGGACCGAGGCGCGCTTTCAAACTAGCTATACGCTTACTATCACCTGAAAACAGTGCAGCAACGCTTTGATCTAACGTGGCTGTAATTATAGGGTCCTGCTCAAAGAAAGGTAACGCATCTATCTTACAGTTGTCGCTTCTGTGTGGCATAAGATCGAATAGTTTCTTTGAAGTCTTATTGTAAAGCATACTACCAATAAACTCACCATCTACTAGGTGGTCAACTGATGCGGATGGAAACAATGTGCGACAATTAAGACGCTCAATAGTCTCCATGAAATGCCGTTCTGCAATAGGATCAGTAATACCACCCAATGTTAAATCAGAAAATGCTAATGTGGATACCAAGTCAACTGCACTACCGCCAACAGCATCGTTATAATAAATATCGCGATACAGTCTGGTAACTAACTTTTTCTGTTCAAGATCTTCCGAAAACACAATGTCTTTCAATAGTGGGTCAATATCCACTTCGATAGGCATTTGGCTTATCTGTGTGTTTCGCATACCGCTATTAGATTCTGACACAAAGTTATTTGTAATAGCCTG